GTATAACTTACCAGCAATATTAAAAGCTTCGGCACCTAGTTTATACCAAGCTTGTTGGTCTGTAACAGCAATGTTTGGGTTGATTGGTGCTGGCAGTATTGGATATGTTTCTTGATAAACAAAAGGAGTAACACTGCCCATACCAACGCTGGACTTGGGACCTTCTTCAAATATTTGTTGCTGTATTGGATTAAGTGGAGCCATTATTATTTTCTTTCTTTTCTAGAAAAGAGCTGTATTTAGATACGGATTGATATATAGCAGATTTTAGATCAGACTCTGTTTTAATTCTACCAGCTGTAATTTCACCCCTCAGTCCCAGTTTAATTTTATCGTACATTGGAACATTGTGTAACATAGAGAATGCTGTGTCCCATTGATCAAAATTAAAAGCACCGTCAGTTAGATATTTTTCAGCAACAGCAATACCAGCCCTTTCGTCTGCCATGATTTTATTTCTAGCAACGGCAAGGTTTCCTTGGATTGCTTTTTTAATAATAGTCGGAGCTAGAGATCTGATTACAGATTGTTCTTCTAGTGATGGAGAACCATTAGAATCATTTTCAAAAACATCATTTCTGCTTTGTAAACCAAAGGCTGGGATAAATTTACCACCCTTAGAATATACCCCAACTCTACCTTGTTCAACTTTAGCAACCTCAAGAAGATTCATTTGCTCTAGCTTTGTAATATCGGTGGTGTGGTTTTCAACTGACACATCTGGATCCAGTTGAGCCAACACAGCAAACCTGTTAATCCTGAGATCCAAGTCTTTCATATAAACTTGTTGAGCTTTGGCATAATTAGAGTTGGCAACAATAGTACTGAGTTCACCCAAGATGGGATCTAGTTCTTTTCTAGCCCACTCAGGTGTGTTATCCAATCGTTCTCTTAAGAAAAACTCTTTGGCTACAGGTGATTCAATATAATCTAATTCTCTTTTAGTTACATCAACAAAGTCTCTTTTAGCCCCAACAATACCTTCGGGGTGCATTGCTTCATAGTCTTTCCAATAAGTTTGTTTAGCCTTGGCGGTCATGCCTGTTGTGTCAATTTGTGTTTTCCAATAGTTAAATCTTTCTTGGGAATTATCTGGAAACATTTCAAAAACTTGTTTTCTTTTTTTCCCTAGTAATTGAATTTGTTCGTTGTCAACAACTGAGTCAACTGTTTCTGGTTGACTGTAGTTCTGAGGCATTGCTTGCATTGCCATAGTTTGTAATTGGTTAAATAGATTGTTGTTCATGTTGTTTTATCCTGTGGGTTTAAACTTCATGTACGATCCAACTCCCTCAGAGATACCACCCAGCCCTGCTGATATTAAACCAGTTGTTAAAGCTGTGGAAGAGCTATCAGCAATTCCACCCAGTGTTGGTAAGAATGCTCGTTGTTCTTGGAATGAAAACTGACGTTGACTTAGTTTTTGGTTTTGTTGGTTTTCAATGTCTTTATAAGCTTGTCTGTGGTTAGTTTTTAAAGCCACTAGATTAGCTTGCATGTTTGACATATTTTGCCTTAGCAAAGCTCTAGCAGTTCCTGAGTTAGATCCAATATTACGCTGGCTCATTGTTCCCAGAAACTGGGCATTGGTTGCGTTTGTTTGTTTACTGAGAGTTCCCTTTTGATTTGAAAAGGATTTATCTAAATATAACTCTTGTAAAGCACGGTCAATGTTTGCACCCTTTTCAATCAAAATATTTCTTTCCAAGTTAGCTTGGTAAGCTCTCATCATATTTCGATTGTTAGCTTCGTTTTCCCACTGTGCCCTAAAGTTAGCTTGTTGTTGTTGGATTTCTGCTGCTTTAGCTTGGGCTGCTGCTTGTGAGCTGCTGCCCAAAGCTCCCATAATTCCCTGACCTAAAGCCATACCGCCCATTATTACTGATGCTGTTATTACTGGCATAATAAACCTCTTTCTAAAAACGATATAATATTTGGATATTCTTGATTTAAGTCTTCAGTATATACTTTAAGAATTGTTTGTTGGTTTCTTTGATTTAACCACTGTTGTAACTTTGTGTGGTGGTCGTAAAAAATATCAGAGATATTAACGTCCATGTTTGTCATTTTATATTCATCACGATATACTTTGTACATACTGGCTAGTTGAGCTAATTTGTTTTTTCTTTCTAGAACAACAATACAAGATATTAAATCATGGTCTATATACTTAAGAGAATTATACCACAGTTTAATTACTGTTTTATTAATGTTGTTATTTTGGATTGTTTCAAGGTCTGTATCCCAATAACCATCTGGATTATGCTTTTTTACAGTATAACCATCAATAAATTTTTTACCTGTTATTGGAAGACCACTTAGAATTGCACGTTGCATAACAAAAGATGTTCCTGTACGTGGACCTATTCCTGTTACTACGGCTATACTTTTTTTACTCATATTCGTTTATATCGAAGAATTGATTGGCCAAACTTACCGGGTGGTTTCATCTCATTGTTATTTAAAAGAATAGCTCCACTGATACGATCACCCAATAATCCAATAGATCTTTTACTGGATAACCAATCTTTAGTTATTCTTTCTTGTTCTTCTTCTTGGTTCTTCTTTATTGCTTTATCGGGATCAATTGATATAGCTTCAGACCAATAGTTAACAGCCGAAGCCAGAACATCAACACGATCATCATGCTTTAGGGCACCCCTACGATCTGACAACCTAGTAATCTGAGTTTGATTTTCTTTATCTTTGATTACCTTGGTATCAAAGACTAATCGGTGTTGGGCAAACACAGGCTCCAGTATCCTGAGGATACGGCTTTCCTTGGCACCAGTTACTTTGAATTCCTCAATAGCAACCTGACCACACTGGGATGCAATGACTGGTCTTAAGATTTGACCAAACATACCATCGCCATAGTTAGACTCATAATTAATCTTTTTGATCCCATACTGAAGAACCATCTTTGAAATCTTCTCCAAGGTTCCTGAATCATACCCACCCTGAAGACCATACAGTTCATGAACAACAACATATCCATTGGCAAAGCTGGCTATACAGATGGATGTTTCATCTGCACCACGACCTGATGGATCAATGAACATAGCTGTTTCAAGATACGGAACATAGGTAGGCGATACCCACATTGGTTCATAGCATATGTCACCACGCATCCCAAAGGAAGGAACCCTTTTATTTTGAACAGCATTAGCCCACGTTACTTTGTGGGGAAAGACCTCAATGTCTACATCCATAACAACTAAATCAGATAACCTGAGTGGATACCTTTTACTGTCAGAGGTTGAGGTATCTAACTTATAGTGTAATGCAAATAAGCTGGGTCCAATCTTAGCTTCAATGTCTAAAATTTGCTCATCCGAAAATCGTTCTGGTTGGGTTGATTGACCGGGTTCTAACTGCAATCCTAAGATATATTGGTGAACATTATCACACTCGTTGGAATTATTTATATCTGGCATAACAGCAGGAAACTTAACAACTTTATAAATACCCGCAAGTTTGTTATAGACTGAATCTTTGGTCTGAGGGGTACCCAAGAATCTAATAGTAGAACTAGGTATTTTATTTCTAATGTTTTCTAATTCCATGCATCTATCCCACAGCTTCTCTCTAGCAGCGGGACTGTCTGAATTCTCAGGGATCTCTATGTCATCACACAGGATGTCATCGGCATGGGATCCCGTAATCTGGGATGTAATACCCTTGGCTGATACCGATAGATCTTGACCAATACGGGTACGACCATGAACATTGAAACCAAAAGCCGAGTCCTTTTCAAACTCTTGGGGTATTAAATGTTGCATATACGGAACCAAAGACAAGGTTTGCCTGACTTGGGCAACAAACTTAATGGCTTTGTCGCCTGCTGCCGACAGTACCAACTGAGTTCTATTAGGATCCTTCAGTAACTTCCAACTAACAAAACAAGCATTAATAACCGATTTCCCATCCCCACGCCCCGCCTGTAATAGAAAGTCATTAGAACCGTTCTGTAACTCTTCAGCCATAGCGTACTGCTTGGGGGTGGGTTGACCCAATCCCAAATACTTGAAACAAAAATATAGGTGGTTTCTAAAGTCTTCTATAACCTCTGGAGGTACCTTCATTGCGCTGGTTTCCTTATAAGGGATTTCTTGTTTGGGGGGTATCTAGGTACCGCCTCAAAGCTCGGTGGCTTCCTAGGGCTTATACGGCCTTGGAAGAGGTAAACTTAAAGGGTACCGAAGATGCCAGTTTGTTTTCAATAGCTGCCATTGAGTCGTTAGGCAAGTTGTCCAATAACTCTTTGTTATCTTGGATTACTCCTCTGATTACTTGGTAAAGACCTGGACCGCATTTGGAGCTATCGTTCAGGTCTTCTAAAAGAACTGATAAGAACTTACTGTAGATTTTGTTCACAGTTTCTTTGTTGTTCATTTTTATCCTTTCTTAAGAATGTTTTCCATGTCCAACTCAGGGCTATTACCAGTATTGGGATATACCATAAAATCCATAGGTAACTTGATTCACCCGAAGTTGATAAATTGTGTTTAATGGATTCTTCCATAACACTGGGGCGGGATACATCGGGGATGACTTGGGGGACTGTTGAACAAGCACCCAAAAATAAAAATAATAAATACTTCATGACTTGTTACCTCCTACGGCTGAACCAAAATAGAAACCAACAATAGATACAAGAATCTGCCTGTTCTCGGATGTGTATAAGAATCCATTGATTTCAATAAAGATCTTACGACTGGTTTCTGGGATTAAACCAAACAACGCTTCTGGGTTGTTGGTATCTACTTCAACAAAAGTTGGTACACCAAAGAAAGGTAGAATAAAAGGAGCAGCTAAGGTTGAAAACAAAACAGTTAATACAATAACTTGACGAACAACTTTTCCTGCATCTATAGATACACGGGCTGCTGCTGCGTTTTGATTTTCTGTTGTTTGTTTATTACTTGATAAAGCTCTTTCAAATAATTCTTTCTGGTCTTGTGCTTTTTGAGCCAAGTAACGAAACACAAACCCAGTTAATCCGCCACCTAATAATGAAATTAGTTCTATAGGCATTACTTAGATTCCTTAAAAAGATTTAATAATAAACGTAATAATGGCGCTGGTTAAAGCGCCAATAGAAGCTGACCATCCCATGACATAGCCACGGGAATGCTCAAGGGATCGGATGCGAGAGTCGTGATCCTTGAGCTGGTCTTGTTGATATTGCTGCATAGAAAGTAATGCATCCATTTTACCTTCTAGCCTGCCGATTGCGAGGAACAGTTCGTCGTGGTGTGGGGAGGTCATGGAAGTTCCAGGAAAGTCCCCGAGTCATTCGTGTAGAAACGCAGTTTGTTTGTGTCGGGATCGTACAGGAACGTCCGGTTAAGCTCCGTATTGGTTGACCCATTGTCCAGCGCGTTGCCAATCATCGTCGGATCAAATGTTCGATCTAGCCATTTTTCTCCGCTATTGCTGGTCATTTGCCCAGGGCCAAATGCTTTGACATCAGTCGTGCGAAGGTTCTTGATGAAGTTGAGGCGGTTGCCGACAATGCCCTTGGGCAAGTCAAACGTCCCTGTCGCACCTCCTCCGGTCGTGGTTGCAACGAGGTACCTTGCACCATGCACGCAGTTGCCGGTGAACGAATAGTTGAAGAACGTGTTGACGGATGCCGTGACGTCGATGAGCAAAACCGCGTATGTGTTCAGCGTAGTTCCCGCCGCGAACCCAGCGGTAGTAAACGGCTTCGCTGCAAACGAGTTTCCGTAGACGCACACTGATCGCAGCAGTGCGCCAATACCCAAGATTCCGCTGTTGCAGTTCTTCACGGAGTTGCCAGATATAATCACGCCAATCAACTGACCTTCCGGGTAGTTCGCGTCAGAATCGTCCGTGTACACGCGGAAAGCGGCATGTTGCGTGACATCTGGGGCGGCAGACGTCGGGAAGTCGATGCTGTTTCCGGTGATTGAAATGGCGCTCATCGGTTTGTACTCGCTAGCGAACCAAGGGCGGTTTGCGATGTACGTTGAGATCCCGTCCGTGTTGACGTCGATGGCTCCACCACTTGTTCCGCCGTGGGAATAGATGGTGTTCCCAGAAACGGTAACGTCGATGGCCGCCTCGTTGACGCTGATTCCAGTCGGGTAGTTCGTGACCTTGTTGCCGACCACGGACATTCCGCGACCGCGGATCTTGATTCCGCTGCTGTTGGCAAGCGCCGGGTCGTTCATCCTGATGGTGTTGTTGGACACCACCGCGTCCATGTTGCCGAGGTACACACCGGTTTCCGTGCTGTCCGCAATGCAGTTGCCGTTGATCGTCCAGTTGCGGCCAATTTTTTTAACGGGACCGAGCGCCCAACCAGCATACACGGGCGTCCATGTCGATGCGTCGGTTTCCGAAAAGTTGTTGAAGGTCGCATCACCACTAATCCCAACATCACACCAAGACAACACGTTGTCGTTTACGACCGCGTTTGTCACTCCGTTTAGGTCGATGCCGTGGATAAGTGAACGCCCAACGACCGCATGACTGGTTGCGACCAGCGAGCATCCGCGAATGGATGTGTTGTAATTGCATGTCGTGTTGTAGTGCGTGCCCGCGACATCGTCGTACACAGCGGGGTACTGGTAGAAGATCGCGGCTGAATCAATAAGCGTGAACGTACAGTCCCGGATGCTGGTCCGGTTGGAGTTCTTGACAAGGATCGCACACCTGAAGTCCTGCGGCGACTGCCCAGAAATTGCATGGCGCGTGTTCTCGCCTACGAACGTAAGTCCAGTCACCTCGATGTCCGTGGACGCAGCTGCGGCATTACTGTCCGGCGTTCCAATGAGGAGGATCGGATAGGCGTTGGCAGGCGTGCTGATGTTGGTGTCGAACCTGCGAAGGCTCGCGGCACCTGCACCTTGCAGACGAACGCTGCTGCCCGTCACCTTGATTCCCCACCTGTCATTAGTTCCAACAGTCTTGGCAATGCGATACGTGCCAGAAGGGAACACCACGGTTCCTCCGTTTACGGACACGGCATCGATGGCCGCTTGGATGGCTGTGGTGTCATCTGCCACGCCGTTGCCCACCGCACCAAAGTCCTTGACGCTGACGGTGTCACGCAGCTTGTCCAGCGCCGTGCGCTGGGACGCGCCTGCGCCTGCGGCGAGGAATGTAACCTGTTCTGAAGTTGGTTTAGTCATTGACATATAATATATTCCTTGTTAGTTTATTGTGGTGTGGGGAGGTCATGGCAAATTAGTCTTGGGAGGTGTAACGAACGGTGACGGTAATGCTTTGGAGGTCAAGCGAGAAACTTGGAGTCATATTGTCCTCGCTTTACATGGAGTTTTGCATAGCTGCGCGCCACGAGAACGCAACACTTCCACCGCCCCCAAACGTCACGGTCAGATTTGTAGCGTCAGCAGTCACTTGAACGTCGGACGCTGTTGCAGTAGGAACAGCAGAAAAGATCGTCGGAGTACCTTCAAGGCCGTGCGCTATGGTCCCACCACTGGAAATTGCAGCAGATGTGCCGCCATTTTCGTTGAGGTAGCCTTTGTTTTTGACCACAGTATTTCCGGTAGTTGTATCGTCCCGGAAACCATTATCTTTGTTTTGAAAGAAAACGTTGTCACTGACAATGTTGTCAGGACAATGTGGGCCAATGTAAACGCCGTATCGTTGGCCGACTCCAGCCGTTGTGTTGCCGCTGATGTTATTAGAAATGATGTTATTTCTTCCTTCAGCTACCACTGATCCACCAAGACTTATTCCAGACCACGTTGAGCTATCGCCATTGTCGTTATCCCAAACGTAATTTCCGTCCACAACGGAATTTGCGATGCGTGATAACTGAATGCCGTGTCCTGTATTGTTGTAGGACACATTTTGAGAAACGATCAGTCCAACCTTAGAAAGTCCTGGATCGAACACAATTCCGCTAAGCAGATTTGAGTAAGTGTGGTTGCCATCAATGATTTGGTAATCAGCGCCACCGTAAATACCGTTGAGTGTGTTGCTGTAGCAAACATTCGATGCAATCTTGTCGTAGATTCCGTTTGATTGGATACCGTGTTCCGTGTTGCTGTAGCAGCGGCAGTTGGTAATGATGGCCTTGCCTAGTGTTCCGCTTTCTGAATTGACACCGTTCACGTTACCCCATGCCGTCACGCCATCAACAAGTGTTTCTGAAACGGTCGGCCCTTCAAGATCAACGCCGTACAACACGTTGTCGTAGTAATACCCGCCGCGCACTACGTTGAAAGCGCCTCCAGCAATCGTGCAACCATGTCGTCCGTTGTTGTACGCAACGCAATTTTCAACAAGGTTGTTGTTGGCTGTGTTAGGGCCTACATAAAACCCATCACCACCAAAGTTGTATGCGGTGACGTTCCGAATGACACACCAATCCGCTTCATCGAGTTGGATGCCAAACTCGCCGCCGACATAGCCTCCCCCGGGGCCGCTAAAGCCTTCCAGTTCCAAGTCCTCAAAAACGCAATTTTGAACGTTCGACGCAGTTCTGAGGAGACGTTGACCAGCAGCTCCGAGTTTTAGTTTGGCCGAGCCGAAGAGTCGTTTGTCACTTGGGACAGAAATTGTGCTGTTACAAAGATATGTGCCTGTTGGGAAATGAATTTCCGCTGCTGACGAATTGAGTGCTAACTGAATTGCAGCAGTGTCATTTGCCACCCCGTCACCCACCGCCCCAAAATCCTTGACGCTGACGGTGTCCCCGAACTTACTGGAGGCGCTGCGGGTAACCGCGCCGGTACCCGTTGGTAAATAAGTTACAAAAGAAGAATCAACCGTAGAAACATTTGACAAAACAAAATTAACAACTTCAATATTATTAGTTCCCGCAGGAGGTGCTGCGGAAAATGTCAGTGTTGTATTACTAATCGTATAAGTATTTCGTTGTTGATAAATACCATTAATATAAATATTAGTTCCATTGCCCAAGGCACCAGGGTTTGACGCTAAGGTAAACTGGGTTTGTGCCCCCGTTCCACTGAATAGTTGTCTATTCATCGCAGCTGGGTTTGTTGGCATCAGCGAGGCTGAGTCAATGTAGGTCATCCAGTTAGTACCAGTCCATACATATGTTGTTGTACCATATGTATATTGCTGGTTAACAGCTGGGTTGGCGGGAAAGGATATGGATGTATTAGGCATTTATAGTTACTGCTTTCTTATGTAAGGGGGATGAGTTAGATTGTCGTGGTGTGGGGAGGTCATGGGTTATGCCGGAGCAATCGTTGTTACGGTTCCACTGCCACCCTTGAACTTCAACGCTCCCGCATCAACATAAAGGTATGGGCCGTTCCCCGTTGGTGGAACTCCGGTTTGAGCAAAGTAGATACCGTTCTTGGCACCAACAAACCCCGCTGTTGTAGCTGGTGATGTAGACGATGTGCCGCCAAGTCCAATCGTTCCAGAAACGTAATCAACCGCCAAGAACTTCCCCGCAGTTGTGTTGTCGCTCTTGGCAAGAATCCAATTGGGGTCCGCTGTAGAACAACCCATCGACCATGCTTGCACATTGGTGGTGTTTCCCAGAATGTACTTGGACTCGCCGGTTGCCGAGTTTGCCAACAACCGCATGATTGCTGCGTCGGTCCCAAACAGATCCTTGCGGCCGATGAGGAAATTGGTGGTGACCGTCGTTTTTTCGACACTGTCAGTTGTAATACCGTTTCCAGGGCCAGTCACATTTGTGTTTTCGTATGTTGAAACGCCAAACGTGCGGTCTATTTGATTTCCAGAGCAAATGCCGGCAGCACCAACCAAGAACGCAACATTCTTGGTTTGCGATCCACCTTGGTCAATGACCAAGACTTCCACGCTGTTGTTTGATCCCTCACACTTGAATCCATACCCAGCACCACCGTCTCCCTGGATATAAATGATGTCGAAGTAGTTGTAGATGCTTGTGTTTTCGTATGGGCAGAGCATGACAATGCAGTCAATCTCTTGATACACCACAAGGTTTGAGAAGTTCATGTAACCAACGGCCGTTGTGTTGTTTGCTCCCGTCATCAACAGCCCGGTGTCGCTGTTTTCAATGTGCAGGTTGATGAGGTTGTTGAAGTAACAGCCGCCATAGGTGTTCAGGAACTTGATTCCTACGCCAGTTGATCCATTGCGAAATCCGTTGATTTGGATGTTTTCGATGTGGCATTGAGCAAACGAATCGACTAGCAGGCCGATCCCGCCATACCCTGACAACGATGCTGGTTCAATTGTGAAATCGCGCAGGCAAGCATTTCTGACAATGCCCGTTGAAGCCATGACCGTCATGCCAATCGTCCCCGCAAGGATCTTGGTCTTGACTTTCCCGTCACCAAAGAGCATTGCTTCCGTGGGAATGACAATGGTTGTCAAGACCTTGTATGTACCAGTCGGAAGGTACACGGCTTTGCCCGTTGCAATAGCAGCAGTAATCGCTGCCGCATCATCCGCCACGCCATCGCCAACTGCGCCAAAGTCTTTAACACTGATGAATTCATTTAACTTGGCACCAACAGTTCTAGCTACAGCACCCGCACCAGTTTGTGTAAACGGTACCACAGTACCCGCAGCAAATGTCTTAGCAGCTGTTAAGGTTTGAACTGTATTTGTTGAAACTAGGTTAGCCG